AGGCGTCCGGCGCGTCCGCCGTGATCGTCGCCACCTTCCCGGACACCGACACCGTGATCGACGGCGGGACCTTCCGCGACCACGCCCCGGCCAGCTCCCGCGCCTTGTCCGCGACGATGGCGGCCGCCGCGGCCAGGTCCCCGCCGCCGGCCGTGCCCGACGTGGTGACCCGCGACACCACGGCCATCAGGTGACGTCCGTCGTCCAGTAGGTGCCCTGGATCACGTTGTTCGTCCCGTCGTCCAGGCCCGCGTACTCCAGCTTCTGGGTGATGACCTGCGTGCCGCCGACCACCGGGCTGGGCTTGCCGCCGAGGAACATCTCCGGGATCAGCAGCGTGAACGAGCTGTGGTCGCTGCCGGAGCCGATGCCCGGGCCGACGAGTGCCAGCTCGATTGCCGTCGCCGTGTCACCCGACCACGCGTTCTGGTACGCCATCGCCGACAGCCACTCGACCTCGAAGCTGACCGCGATCTGCCGCAGCGCGTTGTCGACGGGCTCGCTCATGAAGCCGCCCTGGCCGAGGAAATAGCGGTCCACGTCCAGCGGCACCGTGTACTTCACCGAGATCGACTTGATGTTGCCGGCCAGGGTCGGGGCGCTCACCGTCGTCACACCCGACGTGGTCGAGCAGGTGCCGCCCGTGTACAAGCTCGCCTGGGCCCAGTGGAAGACGCTGCCGATCGGCTTGGAGTAGGACACCAGCGACGGCACCGAGGCGTTCAGCGGGTCAGAGTTGCCGCTGCCGGCCAGCTCGTTGCGGGCCACGACCGTCAGGTTCAGCTCCGCGATGCCGTGCTTGGCGACCGACAGTTCCCACTCGCTGACCTTGCACCCGCCATACGTCAGCGGCTCGATCGTGCCGTCGACCGTGGCCAGGCCCTTCTGCAGCGAGAAGCTGTGGGTCTGCAGCGCGCCCGGCGCGTGCACCGCCGAATAGGCGCCCGTGCTCGCGTCCTGCGTCAGCGCCGACGGGGTCTGCCCGTAGCTGCCGAACATCGGGAACAGCCACTGCTGCAGGTTGCGGGTCGGCAGCTCGAGGCTGACCGGGCCGCCCGCCGGGTTCCAGCCGGACAGCACGCGGCGGGAGGCCTGCGGGTGCAGCGCACCGGAGAAGATGCCCTCACCCTGGGCCGTGACCTTGTCACCCTGCAGGCCCTCGCTCTTGACCGCGTAGAAATGCGAGCCGGTCAGCGTCGGCACGACACCGTAGGTGGCCTCGGTGACGGGGCCGTAGAACTGGGTGAGTATCCCGGAGCCGGGGTAGGTGCTCATGACGTCATGCCTCTCGGGCTAACGGTGGCCGGGGTAACGGGCGGGCTGGCCGGGGCCGGTGCGGCGGGCGGCTGCACGGCCTCGAAGTACAGGTCGCTCACCTGCGCGCCGTCGGGGACCTCGGCCAGGTCCCCGGCCTTCACGCCGGCCCGTGCCCGGATGCATCTCACCTGCATGACCGCTCCTTCATGACGACACCAGCCGGGCCTGATAGACGATCTTGAAAACGTGCACGACGGAGATCCCGGACTGCCGCGGGAACTGGTACCAGGACCCGGCGGCGACGCGGGACCAGAAGACGAGGCCGCCCATCGTGGTGTCGCCGGGGCCCTCGCCGCCCGGGCCGCCGCGCAGCAGCAGGTCCACGGCGCCCACGATCGCGTCGCACTGGTCGCGGTACGTCTTGACGACGTCGCCGCCGCCCCACGCCTCCGCGGTGCAGGTGATCTCCCCGGCCTCGTCGAGGGTGCGGGCGTGATCCAGGTTCGGCCAGTCCTGCTCGGTCGTGGCCGCGGCGCCGCCCTCGGACATCGGGTCGTAGCCGATCCACAGGTGCAGCGGCTCGGCGAGCGTGTCGTCGGTGATGTTCGGGCCGTCGAGCACGACCACCCGCGGGGTGGCGGCGCCCAGGGAGGTGCTGGCCTTGCATGTGGCGACGAGGTAGTCCAGGACGTCGGGGACCTGGGTGGTGGTGCTCATGCGATCGCCGCCGGGAGCTTCTCCGGGGTCATCAGCTCGAGCGCCCGGTTCGGCACCGCGAACCCCATCGGCACGTCGGTGGTTTCCTCGTCGGCGGCCATCGACGCGGAGCCGCCCGCGCCGCCGCGTTCCATGCCGAACAAGTGCCGCAGGATCGCCCGGGAGCCGTCGAGGATGCAGTCCGGGATGACCACCCGGCCGGCCTGGTAGGACCAGATGTACTCGCCGTAGTAGAACGGCAGGCCGCTGGTGTGGGTGACGGTGCCGAGGACCGGGTCCGCGTACAGCTGGCCCGTCGGGTAGCTGACGCCGAAGACGCGGGTCGGGAACATCGGCGACGGCGGGTTCGGCACGGCGATGCCCGCGCTGGCCAGCGCCGCCGGGATCGTCGTCCAGGCCGTCAGGCCGAGCACCGGCGGGTACGACAGCTGGATCGTCAGGCCGCCCGCGGGCAGGCGCTCGGTGACCGCCCGCTGGATCACCGGGCCGCAGTACCACTCGACCACGGCGGTCACCGCGGGGTTGAACTCGGTGATGAAGTCGTCCTCGGAGGTGTCCGTGGCCGCGATCCGCAGGGTGCGGCGCGCCTCGGCCAGCGACAGGATCGAGGACGAGGCCAGGCTGGTGATGTTGTAGGAGTCGGCCTGCCCGCCCGGGTAGGTGGCATCCGTGCAGGACCAGGCGACCAGGTAGTGGCCCGCCTGGGTGGACGGCCCGGTGGCGGTGTACGTGGCGTTCCAGGTGACCGCGGGCGCAGTCGTGGTCTGGTCGGGCAGCGTGACCGTGACCACCGGCGGCGTGCTGGCGGCCTGGACGGCGTTGCCGTTGATGTCGGTGAGGGTGAAGGTGAGCGGCACCGGCTGGCCCTGGTAGATCGTCACCGCTCACCTCCTCTCGCGCTCAGGCCGGGACGCCCGGGCAGCCCCTCACGGCCGGCGGGCGTCCCGGGGCCATCGGGTCAGGCTGCGGGCTGGTCGCCCATCGCCGGGTCCGCGGCGGGCTGCGCCGCGGCTGCGGCTGCGGCGGCCGCGTTGGCGGTGGCGTCGGCCTCGATCTGCTTGTAGTCCGCCTCCAGCTTCGTGCCGAGGTCCACGAGCATGGCCCGCGCGGACGCGGGCAGCAGCGAGTCCACCGCGAACCGCAGCAGCGGGTCAGACTCGGCCTTGCCCGCCAGCGCGACGAGAGCCGGCAGGTGGCTTTCGAGCAGGTCCTTGCCGTGCTCGAAGTGGGCTTTCACGTCGGTCACGATCTCTGAGAGGGTCACTGGCAGTCTCCTTCGAGGGGCTGGCAGCCGTCCCGGCGGACAGCTGCGCGATCTGCGTCCGCAGCTGCGCCGCGAACTCGCCTGCGTGCACGTCCTCAGCCGCCCGGAGCTCGCGCTGCAGGCGGCCGAGCACGTACGCGCGGGTGGCCATGTGCTTACTGGCGGGACAGGACGAAGTAGGGGACGGCGCCGTTGCCGGGCGTCATCGCCGGCAGGACGGCCGGGGCCGTGGTGAGCCCGGCCACGGCCGAGGCCGCGGTGACCATCGGCAGCTGCCCGGTGAGGGCGACCGCGCCATTAGCGGCGCCGCTGCCCGGCATCGCGTCGAGAGCGTTGAGGGTCGCCGCGGACTGGTAGACGGCCACGCCCCAGACGGCCGGGCCGCTCGGGATGATCGCAGGGGTCGACGGGCCCTGCGGCGTGCCCACCGTGGGAATGTTGGCCACCGTCGAGGCGAGCTGCAGCTTCTGCGGCCCGACCGCCCAGCCGGTGCCCGTGGTGTTGTCCGCCGGGCCCATGGACAGCAGCGCCGCGCCCGTGGCCGTGCCGTTGTAGAGCGCCACCCAGGAGTGGACGTTCGTGGTCGCGACCACGGCGACGAGGAACGAGATGTAGTTGAAGACGTCGCCGATCTGCACCGGGACGGGGAAGACGGTGATCTTCTGCGTGATGGCAAGGACCAGGCCGCTTGCCCCGCTCGCGATATCCCGCCGGTTGATGGTGCGCCGGTACGGGGGTACCGGCGAGCCGTCCAGCACCCACTCTTCCTCGGAGTCCGCGTACCGGCCCGAAGCCAGATCTGACATGTGGAGTTCCTCTCCCTTAGCCGTTCAGGATTGAGCCGGGGTCAGAAGCCGATCAGTCCGCCGGCGGTGCCGGTTGACAGTGCGGCGCCGAGCGTGCCGACCGCGTTGGCGTTGCCGTACGACAGCACCTTGGAGGCGCTGTTCTGGTAGCGGTTCGGCATGCTGGCCGCGTAGCCGTACACCTGGAAGCGGACCTGCAGCGTGCCCGACAGCACCTCCGAGAGGGTGCGGGACCGCAGCTCGCCCTCCCACAGGTACAGGTCGTCCATGACCCCGGCGATCGCCGGGGTGTAGACGTTGTTGCCGCCCGTGCCGTCGATCGGGGCCACGTTGCCCTGCGAGATCGCGCCGATCGACGGGGCCACCGTCCCGCCGAACGTCAGCGGGATGTTCGGGTCGATCAGCCACGGCACGCCCAGGATGTGGCCGACCGGGCCTTCGGACACCGGGCCGTCGTCGTCGCCCGCGGCCTGGTTGAAGTTCGCGCCCTGCTGCGCTGGCACGACCAGCGGCCGGCCGGTGGTGTCCACCGACGCCGACAGCGCGTACCAGGCCGCCGGGTTGGTCAGGATCTTGTTAGGCGGCCGGAACCTGTTCCGGGCGATCTGGGACAGCAGCTGCGCGACCGAGGTGTAGAAGCTCGCCGCGCCCGTCCACTGCGCGGTTGTCAGGCCGCTCATCGTGGTCACGAACGCGGGCGTGCTGCCGCCGGTGATCGTCCCCTGCGGGTAGACGCCGGTGAGCTGCCCGTTCACCCCGGAGCCGACGATCAGCTGGCCGGACAGGTTCATGGCGTAGTCGGCCATGATGTCCTTGAAGATGATCTGGTCGAACGCCACCGGGGACTGGTCGAGCAGCTGGATCGCGGCGTCCTGCTGGCCCGCCACGGTGCGGACCAGGGCGTTGACGAAGTTGTCGGTCATGTCCCGGCCGGGCAGCGGCTGGCCGTCCGCCGACTGCGGGCCGGTCGCGGTGCCCAGCACCACACGCGGGATGTTGATGGAGTCCGTGCCGGACGGCAGGGGCAGGTTCGTCCACTGGTCGGCGAACACGCGGCCCGCACGCAGGAACTGGATGTAGTCATCCACCAGCCACAAGGGCGGCACGAAGTAGCCGCCCTGGCCGTCGGTCCGGCCGATCGCGCGCTTCTCCTGGCCGCCCTGGAACACCTGAACGCCCGAGCCGAGCATCCGCTCGTAGGCGCGTTCCTCACGGCGCGAGCGGGTCATCAGCTTCTCGACGGCGGCAATCGCCCGCTTCGCCCTGGCCTCGCGGCGCTTGGGCAGCTCGACGTCCAGTTCCTGCTGGTGACGCTGCAGCCGCGCCGCGGCCTCCGGGTCGTGCTGGATTTCGGCGCGGCCCTGGTCGAGGAAGAACGAGTTGCCCGAGCCGCGGCCGTACACCTGCGGCTCGCTGGTGACCCGTGCGGCGCCGCCCGCGCTGCCGTCCTGGGCGCCGGTGCCGCCGGTCCGCGCGGCGAGTTCCGCCGACCGCTTCTCTGCGGCGACCTGCTCGGTGTGGCGCTCGATCTGCACGTCGATCTCAGCGACGTCAGCCTTGGCGGCCTCGTACGCCTGGTCGTGCGCGGCGCGCTCTTCCCTCGGCTTGCCGGCCGCGAGGGACTCAGCGGAAGCGGTGTGGGCCTCGCGCATCGCCTTCAGCCGGGCAGCGCGGGTTTCCTGCAGCTTGCGGATCAGCTCATCCACGGGAGGCGTCCCCTTCACGAGATGCATGCCTGACGTGGGCGCGTCATCTCGTGTGCAGCGGCCGGGACTCACCGGGTGCAGCCGCCCTATTCGGGGAGCTGCGGGCCGGGGCCCGGGCACTAGCGGGACTACATGATCTTGCCCGTGATGCGCTCAGGGTAAGGGATCGCTCACCGGCCGGTCAAGCAGCCATGATGGGCCGCATGGAGATCGAGATCGTCCGCGAGCACTGCCACGGCAAGAAGGCCCACAAGGCCAGGAGCGCGCACAAGGCCCACGGCTGCACCAAGGCGAAGAAGAAGCCAGCGAAGAAGAAGCGGGCCTAGCGCCTCAGCCCGGCCGGGGCGTGGCCGTTGGTGGTGGCCAGCTTCGAGGCCGTCAGGTCCCGCAGCTGGCGCAGCCCTTCGGCCACCGCCGCACGGACGGCGTCCTCGTCCGGCCGGGGGCCGGGCAGCGCCACGAAGTGGAACAGCGGGCCCTCCGCCAGCAGCGGGCTGCGGCAGGTGATCAGCAGCTGCCACACCGGGACCATCTGGACGCCCTGCGGCGTCTGCATCTGCCCGGCCAGCAGCGTGACCGCCGCGCCGTACGCCTCGCCCAGCCGGAGCCGGTCCAGCTCGCCGGTGGCCCAGCCGTGCATCTCGGCGTGGATGTCAGCAGTCATGCGCTCAGCTCCAGTAGCTCCAGCTCGCGGTTGCGGTGCGCGAGCAGCTCGGCGTCGTTCATCGACGCGCCCTCGATGTCCTCGACCACCCCGGAGTCGTCCACGACCTCGACGCCGTTCCCGGCGTAGGAGCTCGCGGGAATCGCGCTGCCGCACTGATCACAGAACTTCGCGTCCGGGGAGTTCTTCACGCCCTTCGCCGTGCAGTCCGCCGAAGCCGTGCACGGGATCGCGGCCGGGTCATAGGCATGCGGGACCGGGTTGTAATCCATCGCCCCGGACATGTCCACGATCTCATCCCCCGACCGCCGCTCGGCCGGGCGGCCCTGCTTCCAGTACATCGGCACCCCGCCGCTCAGCGACCGGCCGCACTGGCCGCAGAACTTCGCGTCGGCGCTGTTCCACTGGCCGCAGGGGCAGGCCTGGATCATGTCCTCGACGCCCGGCATGTTCGGCATCCCGACCGGCTTCATGGCGGTGCCGCACTGGTCGCAATAGGCGGCCGCGTTGTCGTTCACCGACTGGCACTGGGGGCAGGCGTTGGTCTCGCCGTCGTGGGCGGTGTACGGCTGGGTCGGCATCCGGACCGACACCGGCCGGCGCAGCGTCAGGGCCTCGGTGGGCAGCGCCGTCATCGAGCTGCCCGCCGTCCCGGGGTTCGCGCCGAACACCACCGCCGAGACGTCGCCGCGGTGCAGGTCCATCTCCAGCATCGAGCGGTGGGTGAAGTCGTCGTTCCACGCCTGCTGGCGGGTCACGAACGCGCAGGACATCTCGTCCATGTCGCCGCGCTCGACCGCGGACGCCAGGGCGCGGACGTCCTCCCGGCCGCCATCCATGGCGGGCACGCTGACGTCCAGGCCGCGGGAATCCTGCGCCAGCCGCATCGTGCCCGACTTGGTCCGGGCCATCAGGATCCCGGCGTCGTAGTGGCCGATCAGGAACGCCGTGTCGCAGTTGTTGGCCAGGGTGCGGGTGAACGACCCGGGCTGCACTTCCTCGGTGTAGGGCTCGCCCCACATATCCCACATCTCGAAGGGGTCATTGAAGGTCGCCGCGTAGCCGGTGAACCGGAACGACGTCCCGCCGGTCCCGTTCGGCATCGCCCGCATCTCGACATTGCCCCGGGCAAACGCCAGCGACAGCCGCTCCGGCACCGCCAGCATCGAGGACCGGCGCTGGCGGCGGAGCTCGAACCCGGCCAGCCCGGCCGCCTTCGACTCGTCGACGTCGACGCCGAACTTCTTCGCCGCCGCCTTCACCTTCGGCATGGCCTCGTCCCCGAACTTCGCGCCCTGCGCGATCCTGGCCAGCGCGTTCCTGACATGCGCGGCGTCGTGAATGGCGAAGTGCCGCTTGCTGCGCGGCACGGTCCTGCCGTCGCCGTCCTTCGTGCCGCCCGGCTCGATGTAGGCGAAGGCGCTGTCGGGCAGGTTGTTGAGGTCCGCGGTGGACAGGTCGGCCATGTCACTCTCCCTGCCTGACGGGCGCCACCGGCGGCGGCAGCGGCATCACCAGCGCGTTGACCTCGGCCCGCTGCTCGTCGGTCAGCGGCGGCCGGTCCTCCATCTCGCGGACCTCGTCCTGGGTGAAGATCCGCGAGCCGACCATCATGTGGTAGGCCGTCATCCGGTTCAGCATGTCGGTGCGCAGCAGCGGGGAGGTGTCCAGCTTCACGTACTGCGCCGACGGCACCCACTCACCGAGCCATTCCTCGTACTCCACGATCCACGGGGTCATCGGGAACGCCAGGAAATCGAGCATGTTGTCCTCGACGTTCTGGTAGGTGATCGCCGAGCCTTCCTGCGCGATGCCGGCATGCTGCGGCTTCATCAGGAAAAACTTGCAGATGTCCGCGGCCGTCGCCTGGATCGTGTTCAGGAACTGCGATTCCTCGGCCTTGACCTGGATCTGCTCGTAGTCCCACCCGCCGGCCATCACCACCGGCTCGCGGGAGCCGCGGACCGCGGCCATGAACCGGGCCTTCACGCTCTGGGCCTGGCCCTGGCTGACCTCCTTGGCGTCCTTGTTGATCAGGATGCCCGACGGGTGGCCGCCGTCCTCGAACCACTGCAGCCCGAACTGCTCGGCCGCCTGCGACGTCCGGGTGGACTTCGCCGCGTACTCGATCGGCGACATGCCCACCCGGGAGCCCGGCATCTGGAAGATCGCCTTGTGCCACACGTCGGCCGGGTTGACCACCGTGTTGCGGAGCCGGTACTCGTACTCCCCGGCCTTCTGGTCGATGGTGTCGCGCTCCAGCCGGCGGACGCGCATCTGGTCGGGGTGCTGCAGCTCGATCTGGGCCGGCAGGCCCAGCGGGCCGCGGGCCGCGATCATGCCGTAGACGTTGCCGCGGAGCATCAGCGACACCCACGCCGAGTAGGTGAACGACGTCATCGACTTCGCGTCGCCGGGCTTGCACAGCATCGGCCCGGGCGGCAGCCGGGTCGCCTGGCCGAACCCGACGACCGGGCCGGTGTAGGGCAGCGGCCGCATCACCGCCATGGACAGCGCGATCTTGTTCACGCACATCCACACCGTGGCCTGGCGCATCGCGCCTTCGGGATCCGAGCTCGCCCAGTCCTGCAGCGCCTGCGTGTAAGTACGCCCCGACTGGGGGGCTAATGAAAGTCAGGAACCTTGACTCGCGCGCCGGATTACCAACGACGCGTCCCTCCAGTACGGGCCTCGTGTTTCCTCTACGGGCCAGCACACCGGGCATGGGGCATCACCTCCGTTCCGTACAATGGGGCGTATGCCAAAGACATGCGCGATCGACGGGTGCGTCAAGGTCGTGGATGCACGCGGCTGGTGCAAGCGGCACTACCGCAGCTTCATGAACCACGGCGACCCGCTGGCGGTGCGGCCGAAGCGGCCGAGCGGGCCGTGCGAGGTGGAGGGATGCCCGGAGGCCGCACGCCGCTGGGGCCTGTGCCCCGGCCATTCGCGGGCGCTGCGCACCCACGGGGACCCGACCGTCCGGGTCCGGCGCAAGCGCGGCACCGGCTACATCCGGCCCGACGGGTACGTCTCGCTGGGCAAGCCTGACCACCCGCTGGCCGACAGCCGGGGCATCGTCTACCTGCACCGGATGGTGCTGTTCGATGCCATCGGCCCGGGGCCGCAGAAGTGCAACTGGTGCCCGGCGACGGTGCGATGGGTGCTCGGAGAGGGGCCGCGGGGTGCCGGTGTCGAGGGTGCGCTGATCGTTGACCATCTCGACTTCGATCCGTCGAACAACGACCGGGCCAACCTGGTGCCCTCGTGCAACCCGTGCAACTCCCAGCGGCACCGGAGCTAGCCCTTCAGGTCGATCGCGATGGCGAACACGCCGCCGGTCACCAGGCCGACCCAGATCCCGCCGGCCCCGGCGAAGGTCTGCACGATCCCGCCGACCCCGGCCGACACGGCGGCCATCCCGGCCACGGCGGGCCCGACATGCCAGCCCCAGCGGATCGCGCTGCCGACAGCGACGACGCCAGAGGTGGCGGACTTCCTGAACGCGCTGCTCACCAGGCCTCCGGACTTGGGGGATTCGTACAACTGGAAGGATGCCACACGCTGATCGTTTAGAGGGATACCACAAGGGCCGATTACCAGATCGTGTTGAGGATGTCCACCTGGTTCGCCGCCCAGTACGCCGCCCGGTCCACTCCCATGACCGCACCGACCGCCAGGTCGATCTTCCGCGGCGAGTGCGGCGACTCCTTGACGATCCGCGAGCCCCGGGAGTCCATCTTCAGCACCGTGTTGCCCACATGCCGGGCCAGCCGCCTGTCACCCGACTGGGTCAGGCCGCCGGTCGTCACCAGCTCATAGAACCGCTGGGTAGCCGGGGCCATCCGGGACTGATTCTGCGGGAACTCCACGATCGGCAGCCCCTCATCGATGAGTTCCTCCGCCGCGTCCAGCCACAGGTACGGGTCCCAGGCGATCTCCAGCACCTTCCAGCGCCTGCAGCAGGCCCGCAGGGCGTCCTTCACCTCCGCGCGGGGCACCGACCATTCCACGGCCTCTGGCGGGCGCTCCCACAGGCCCGCCACGTCCACGTGCGGGTGCTCCTCGGCCGTGACCACGACGATGCCCGTGTTGTCGCCCGTCTTCGAGCCGTCGAACGCGAGGACCACCCGGGCGCCATCCGGGATCACCCGGCCCGGGTCGGCACGGTCCTCCCACGACCCGGCCGGCAGCCACGCCTGCGCCGAGCTGACCCACTGGTTCAGGCGCTTGGTGCGGAACTCGTTCTCCGGCGTCCGCAGCACCGCCGACGCGAAATCCTCGCTGTCCACGATCTCGCCGAACCCCG